CTACTGTGGCTCAGCCGGTAGAGCAGCTCACTCGTAATGAGCAGGTCGTCCGTTCGAATCGGATCAGTAGCTCCAAAGTAAAATCCCCGAAAAGTGGCTTCGCGCCTGGCTTTTCGGGGATTTTTGTTTGGCTGGGAGATAGCCTTCGGAGGGGAATGTGGGCGCTAATTGCCCTAATTTCCCGGAAAGTTTTTTTGAAATGCAAGTCAAGATGCAAGTCAAAAAGGGCAAGAAACAAGTCAGCCGGACTGTGTACAGGACTTTTTGAGGTAAGTGTCCAGACGGTTTATTTTCTTCTTCTTGAATTTTTTGTCGAGGGCGGTATAGATGCCAAGCGTGACCGAGATGTCTTTGTGGCCCATCTGGTCGCGGGCGGTCATGACGTCCACACCGGCAAAGTACATCAGAGTGCAGAAGGTATGGCGGAGCTGGTGCGGGGTGAAGGTGTCGATGCGCATGGGCAGGCCGCCCGGGCGATTTTTGTTCTGCTGGCCGTCGTAGCCGTACTTGACGTTCAGGTCGCGCATATAGCTTTCCCACAGACGCTTCCAGCCCTGCTCGGTCATCTGCTGGCCTTTGTGGTTGTGGAGCACATAGAAGCAGCCATCCTGCTGGGTGCGAAGATAATCGACAAGAACTTTGGGGATGCTGACGACGCGGACGCCGGCAGGGGTCTTGGTGATCTTGACTTTCTTGGCGCGGAAGTCGTAGCCTTTGTTGACCGTGATGGTGGCGTCGTCGAGGTCGATGTCGGCCCAAGTGAGGGCGGTGGCCTCGCTGCGGCGGAGGCCGGAGTAGAGCAGGAGCATGGCGGCTCGCTGGGCGGCGTGGGGTGTCTCACGGATCCAGTGCTGCTGGGCCTCAGTGAGGGGGTCGCGCGGCTCCGGTGCAGCCCCGGCGGGGGTGATGGTCTTGACCAAAGGGTTGTACATCACGATCTCCGGGATGGCGAGGTCATACGCGGCCTTGGCGCTGCCGCGCAGGTTGGTGAGGGTGAAGTGGGAGAGAGGCGGCTTGCCGTCGTGCCAGTCGGCCAAGTTGTTGAGCACCTGCTGGAAGTCGGCCGCGCGCAGCTCAGATGCCGGGACGTCCACCAGCTCGCCCCAGTGGGCCTTATTGGTCGCCAGTCGGTCAATGCTTTTCTGGCCGATGCCCTTTGCCTTTTTGGCGGCAATGAGGTTATCGTACAGGGTGCCTAAGGTGGCTTCGGCCTGTTCCGGGTCCATGCCCTTGCTGACGGCAGAACGGAAATCATCCGCAGCGGCTTTGGCCTCACGGAGAGTCGAGCCATAGAAGGTCTTGTATTTGCGTTTCCCGTCCGGGCCTTTGCCGAGGTAGACCTGACAGGAATACCGTCCATCGGCACGCTTTTTATTTTTGGCCATAAAAACTCCTTTCCGACTTGCTTGCCGATGCACATGAGGTATGGTATACTGGATGTGTCAGCAGGCAAGTCACATGATCATTGTGCGGATCGAAACCGACATTGTCCCATGCGCGCCCCGGCAGCTTTTTCGTACAAGGCTGCCTGGATCTTTTTTTACACAAACGCCCCCGCTGGTGGAAACACTGGCGGGGGCGTTTGGTTATGTATCGGCGCTCAGGAGGTCGGCAGGTCTGATGTGCAGGATGTTACAGAGTGCAAAGAGATTATCTGTTTTGGGCTGGCCTACGCCTCGCTCATAATAGCCGATCGTACCGGTGGTGACATCGAGCTTCTCCGCCAATTCCTTCTGCGTCAGCCCGGCGGCCTGCCGTGCCTCCCGGATGATGCGGGCAGATTCGGGATGGGGGCGGGTGGACATAAATGATCACCTCGATTCAAAATAATAAAAACGACCCCGCCATGGTGCGCATCATTGAGAGGCGTGGCGGGGTCTTTGTCATGACCCGCCATGATACGCTTGAATGCTTTCGCACTCAGAGGCTTAGCGGGTTCTGTTGCTTGTAGACAACACTTTTTTAATTCCCCAATTCACGCAGGGTGGGGTTAACCTGTAAGTTCATTATACAGGTTAGCCGAGAAAAAATCAATGGGTAGATAACGTATCAAGGGAGTCAACGACGCCTTCTAAGACCGTACGCAGAATCTTTTCATCCCGGTGTCCGTCAATAATTTCTCCGTTTTTACTGACAATGGTTCTGTCCAAATCGGTTATATCTCGCAGATTTTTATTGCGGGTGCCGTTGCCGGCAACATAGAGGTCATACATTACGAGGATTCTTAGCTTCATGTCATATGTAAGAGCGAAATCATAATCTTTATAGACGCCCACAAAACGCACTTTGATTTCATCATTTATATGTTCGGCCAAATCATTCATAAAAGGAACAAGTTCTTTTTTCATCGGCAATCTAAATGATTCTAGAACAATCCCTTCGGAAACAGTAGAATCAGTCTGTCCGTTTGAAAAATTATATCGATTGTCACCGATTTTAACGATCACACTATTAAAACCAGACGCAAAAGATCCTGTACGATTGAAGTCGAGATAATAAAAATCATAAGTATCGTTGAGATATAGGCTGGAAGAAGCGCTTAATCGCGAATCATCATCAGAAACAATATAAGTGCCGCCTTCTTCTATGGTGCCAAACCGGGGAAATGCAAAAGTCCAACCGGTCATATCATCGGTCACAACTCCTACATAATCCTTCCCATCAAAGACGCTCATATCGAACTTCTTTGTGGCGAATGCCGGAAGAGAGGTGGAAACCATGATAGTCGCCGCAAGGGCAAATGAAATTAGCCGCTTTCGCATCTGTGATTCCTCCATATACAAACCGGCCGCTTTGGTATAGCCAGAGCGGTTATTTTTTATGCTTCCTTTGCGTCCAGGCCAGACGCAGGACATTTTTTATAACGTCCGGTGAGGACGAGGTCTTCGACATACTCCACCGCTTTGATCTGGCCTTCCTCGTTGAGCTGATCGAAGCTGTCCAGCAGCTTTGCCTGAGTGGGGGTGAGTTGAGTCTTACCGTTTGCGGTATCGTCGGACAGGTCGTCGAGAGTATAGCCCATGCAGTGAACCACGGCGGAAACAGTGGACAACTGGGGGTCTTTTGTCTGACCAGCAAAGAGCTTGTTCAGAGTGCCTTTAGGTACACCAGAGGCGCAAGAGATTTCTTCAATCGTCATGCTACTGCTCTTTTTCAATCGATTTAGATTTTCAAGCCACACGGGAATTTTCTCCTTTCGTAGTATGGCTCCATTATAGATAATAGAACCCAGCAAGTCAATAATAAATTACCGAATTGTATAAAAAATTTCAGAGACGGTATTGACAATTACCGTTTAAGGATGTAAAATCAAAGCAGATTTTACCACATACGGTAAATTTGAAACGAGCGAAAGGAGCGTAAGCGATGGACAATTTGAAAGCTGAGATGCAACGGAACGGCCTGACGGTAAAGGACATTATGAGTACGATTGGATGTTCAGAGAAAACTGCCCGAAACAAAATCAATGGAGAAACTGATTTTACATACCCGGAAGCTGAAAAAGTTCGGAACGTGCTTTTCCCGGGGCTGAGGATGGAATATCTCTTTTGCCAGCATCGCAGTTGACCGCTGACCCGCCGAAGAGTGCGGGAGGGAGGAAAACATATGAACCGTTACATTATCGTTATTCCGGCGAAGAACCGGAGTTTTCTGCTCAAGTGCGACGAGGGGGACGGCATGAAGTCGGAGACCCTGCAGAAGCTGGTGAGCGGGTATGTGGAGACCGTGCCTGCGGCGCTGGACGCCACCTGGGCGCGGGAGGAAGCCGACCGGCTGGTGCTGCTGGTGGACGAGGACGGCAGCCTGAAGTGCAAGGCCGCGAACCAGAAGGCCACGCAGCTTGCCCCGGCGGACGTCACGGAGAACGGCAAGCAGCCCATCGTGGGCGCTGCCGTGCTGATGTTCCAGCGGGGCGACAAGCTGCTGGGGTTTACAAAGCACGTGGCCGACACCATTTGCAGCGAGTGGCTGTGAGGAGGGGATGACCATGCGGAAGGCGAAGGTCTGGGACGCGAGGCAGCTGCCCGCGTATCTGACTGTGGCGCAGTACGGCGAGCTGATGGGCATCTGCCCGAAGACGGTGCGGCGGATGTGTCAGCGGGGCGAGCTGCCCGCCCACAAGGAGGGGCCGAGGCTGTGGCGCATCGACAAGAACGCAGCGCTGGAGCAGCGGCAGGAGGCCATGGAGATCTGCCAGCGGAACGCCAGGAAGGCCCCGAAAAACAAAAAGCCCGCCGGTGCTGGAACACCGACGAGCTTCCGAGTGACAGGTTGAAGGGCCTATCACCAGAATGATTTTACCACAGAGAAGGGAGAATTGCAATGAAAATGAAGATACAGGTGCTTTACCTGACCGGCACTGCGCTGCTCATCGGCGCGGCGGGGGTGGGCGACAGCATCACCTTCGACGCCGTGGGCAGCTGGACGGGCGCAGCCATCCTGACCGTGCTGATGGCTGCCGGCGGCATCGTCTGCTGGGGCTATGGCCGGGGCTTGGAAATTGAGCGGGCGGAGAAGGCGCAGCTGCGACGGTACTGCCGCAAGCTGAAGAGCTGCCAGAGGGCGGCGGAAGAGAAGAACGACAGGCATAGTGCGTGAAAGGAGAAGAAATGAAACTGGAAGAATACGAGCACATCCTGCGAACCGGGACACCCAGCGACCGGGCGCGGGCCATCGCCGAAGCCGGCAACGACAAGGAGCTGAGCGAGGAAGAGTTCCACCAGCTGACGGCGCTCATCAAGGGCGCTGTCCGGCCCGCTGCCCGGAAGGTGACGCCGGACGAAGCGAAGCTCTGGGCAGAGGTGAGCCGGGTGAACACCCGGCTGAAGCAGGAGATGGTGGCAGCCAGCTTTACGGTGCGGGCCTTGCCGGGAGACCTGCAGGAGGACGCCATCAACACGCTCTCCAAGACCGTGAGCGGGATGCTGGGCGATCTGAGCCGCCTGATGGCGGAGACGGGTGAGCCATGAAAAGTGACGCCCCCACAAATACATCTTTGAGCGGGAGTTGATCCGCCGGAACGAGGTGGACAGCCTGCCCCCGGTGCGGGCCAGAGGAAAAGGAAGTGGAAAATCATGAAAATCACCATTGAAACCATCGGCGACAATATCACTGTCAACATAAAATCACCGGCGGAGTTTTCTCGTGCTGACGTCGCAGCCGCCATAAGCCTTGCCCTTGCAAGCACTGTGGCCTCGGTAATCCCGGCGGATGCACCTTTTGCCGCACGCGTAAAAGCTGCGTCCTCCATTGCTGATATGATCGCAACAGCAGTGAAGCAGAATTTTTTGGAAGTTGTCACCGGCAAGGCTGGAAAGGCTGCCGTCTTTACCGACAAGGAAGCGGCTTTTCTTTCCAAGTTGATGGGCTTATGACCGGTTATGAAAAAATGCAGGGAGTACAAGCATGAAGAAAAACAAGATGAGTCTCATGACAGAGCTTGATCTGACGCGGGAAGGAACGGCGGAGATGACGAGGTGGTGCATCATCATCGCGCTGCACCAGAGCTTCGGCATTGGCGCGGCGCGGCTGAACAAGATTCTGGCCCGGGCGGAAAAGCTGGGGCAGGAGAGTCTGGATGTGGCCATGACAGTAAACGACCGGGGGATGCCCTCGACGGACAGGAGCCTTGCTTTGCGGCGCAGCTGGATGCCGGAGGGCGTAGACCCGGACTTCCGGGTGCCGGTGCTGCACAGCCCCCGCACCCGGCGGCAAGAGCAACTGCGGATGGCGGGCAACGTGGCGGCCAGCATGGTCTGGACGCTGTGTGCTGAGGCCTGCATCGAGGAGCTGGGATTCGGCGCGGTGCGGCTGAACCGGCTGAAGGAAGAGGCACTGGCCAACTACAGGCAAATGAACGAGGAGGGCCATACCGACGGACTGGACGTGGCGATGGAGCATCTGCGCCGGTGCGCCGAGGACGCCCTGAAGGAAGAGGTCACTGTGGACGACCAGCCGGACGAAGACCGGGTCCGGCAGAGCGAGCGGGACTACGAGGAGCAGAAGCGGGCGTTTTTGAAGCGGGCCGTGATGCAGGAGCTGGGACGCCGGGCCGGGAAGGGCGGGCTGCGGGTGCTGAGCGAAAAGAAGCTGGAAGAAAAGGCTACGGCTGCAATGGCACAGCTAAAGGAGAACACATGGGAAAAGCGAATCTCTACACCGTGAAGGACTACCAGACCGGGGAAGTCCTCGCAAAAGGCACAGCCGGAGAGCTGGAAGCCAGCGGCATCGTGCCGAAGGGCTACCATACCAGCGAGTGGGCCAAGCACGAGAACCAGAAGCGGCGGAACCGGAAATACGCAATCTCTTTTGAGGAACGGCAGCCGGAAGTGAAGCGCGGCGAGAAAGGCCGGATGATGAGCGTCTACACCTGCTACAACGCAGCCGGAGACGTAATAGGCGAAGGCACCGCAAGGGAACTGTGGGAGGCGGGCGTCTTCAGCAACGACAACGCGGCCTACTATACCTACAAAGAACAGGGCGGACGCTGCATAAAGCGCGGCATCGCAAAAATGACCTGCCGAAAAGAGATGCGGAAGGTCGGCCAGAACAATGCCCGGGGTGAAAAGGCAGACTGCGCCGCAAAGAAGCCGGAGCGGCCCGTCCTGCGGAAGATAAAAGACCCGACGCCGCTGGACTACGACGTCCACGACCTGATACTCTACAACGCCATCGCCAGAAAGGAAGGCCGGCCGGAGTTGACCTACGGCTACTGGGCGGCGGCGGGAAAACCGCCAAGGCCATAAAAATACAGACAGGTAAGCCCCCGATGGTTTTCCATCGGGGGCGTCTTCGACGAAGATGATATAAGGCGAGATGGGTGCTGCCGAGGAGGCTCGGCGGCAGGCATATCGGTTTATATAGAGGTAAACCTCTCTTAAATGAAGCGTCCGGGCGGGCGCTTTGGGGAGCTAGTATACCCGTTATCCCTGTGACGGTGATGGGCCACAGGAAAGAAACCTACACTACCAGCTCAAGGCAGCAGGAGGGTACAGGATGAAGAAGAGATATACCCGGGAGAAGAAAACACTCTGCGGAGAGGGGTACATGGAGGTGGACCTCTACCACATCACACCGGAGGAGCACGCAGCCAAGCGCCGGAAGAAGACGAGGCCCAGCAGCGAGCGGCAGAAAAAGCGGAACGCCCAGCACGCACACCGGTGGAGGGTACAGAAAGCCAACGCAAACTTTACCGTGCTGGGATTTTATCTGACCCTGACCTACATAGACACCTTTTTGCCGGAGAGCATGGAGCAGGCCCAGCGGGATTTACGCAATTACATCCGCCGGGTGAAGACTGCCATCGCAAAACTGTACGGCGCAGACGTGGAGCTGCGGGTCATGGGCCTGACCGGCTGCGGGCGAAAGAGCGGGCGGTACCACCATCACCTGCTGGTGGAGTGCAAAGGGCTGACCATGCGGCAAAACGCCGACTTCCGGCAGCTGCTGGAAGACAAATGGGCCGTGCGCTGGCCGGACGGCAGCGTGGAGAGCCTCGGCACGGCCAACGCCGACCGGTTAAATCTGCAAAACAGGCTGGATGACCTGATCACCTACTTCGAGAAGCACGGGCAGATGCGGTGGTACGAGACGCGGAATCTGACACTGCCGGTGGAGCACACCCCCAACGACACCCGATGGAGCCGCAAGCAGCTGCGCAAAGGCTGCACCGACTGCAAGGACAACGCCTACTGGTGGGAGCAGAGATACCCGGGCTGGAAGTTCGTGCGGTGCGTTGTACCCGAGCCGGAAGCGCCGGGCGACGAAAAAGAGGGATGGGACGCAGACGAGCTGCGCTGCTATGTGGTGATGGTGAAGCGGGAGGGTGCGAAAGTTCGCACCTGACAGACAAAGTACCGGTATTTTGCGTTTTAACGCGCGCGGAAGAAAGGCGGCGAGGGATTGACCAGGGAGCAGAAACGACGGGTGCGGGCAGAGCTGCGGGCCTGTGGACAGGGAAAAAGCGACTGGGCGGGTGTGATAGCGCTGGCGATGGACTACTACGAGGCCGCAGACCCGGTATGCAGGCGGCTTTTACAGCTGCGGTATCTGGACGGGATGCCGGAGGAGCGGGTGGTGGCGAAGCTGCACATCGGGCGGACGACCTACTACCACAAGGAGCTGGAGGCGCTGAGCACCGTGGGGATATACGCAGCGGCGGCAGGGCTGTTATAGCATTGCCATAGCGTGATGAGGCTGGGGAGACCCGGCCTTTTTGTGCAACAGCGACGACCGCCGCCAGTGGCGGATGGAGGGAGGAGCTGTTGGGGCCGCGGCCAGCAGGATGCAAGCGGCAGCGCAGCAAACGCTGGGAGCCGCAACCCGGGCTCGCCTGCGGCGAGACATTACAAAATGTCCGCAGTAGTTTTGTTTTTCCGGCGGCGGTAGACTGGGAGAGAAGAACCTCTCAGTCTCGCTTCGCTCGCCAACTTCCCTACCGAGGGGAGCCCTTGGCAGGCCGGGCAGGCCTGAGCGGGACGAAACAGGCCCGACGAAGCGCGAAAGCGTGGGCCTTGCGACAGAGGGGAGGCAGAGCGGTGGCCAAGCGGGCATATTGCAAAAACACGGTGAAGGGCTCCCGGCGGGGGCAGAAGTACCCGCCGAAAGTGCGGGCCGAGGTGCTGATGGCCATGCTGTCGTCTGGCTCCATCTGTGCGGTAGCCCGGCGGTACGGCGTACCGGAGAGCACCATTCGCAGCTGGATGGCGGAGGAGGCCAGCCGGGGCGACGCCTTTGCAAAAGAGCGGCAGGCCGCTGCGCGGGAGATCGCCATCCGGGCCAGCCTCGGGGCGAGGGCGCAGGTGAGCTATTTGCAGAGCCGTGTGGACGAGAGCCAGCGTGCGGCCCAGGTACAGGCCAAGCTCCACCGGAAACTGGACGAGGACACCCGCGCACGTTGCTTCGCGGTAGGCACACTGCTCAAGAGTGATGCCGAAGAGCTGGCGGACGCCACGGAGACGGGGCTTGTGCTGTACGCTGCCGAAGACAGCTATGACCGGCAGCTGGGAGACGAGGAGCGAAAACTGCTGGACGCTCAGCTCGAGCGGTACGGCGAGCGCGTGATGAGCGACAAGAACGCCGCCGCGATGGCCACCGTGCTGATGACCGTGGCCGAAAAGGCTGCGGCAATGGTACCCAGCCAGAGCCAGAGCGAGGGCGATGCCCCACCGCTGGTGGAGATCGGGGCCGAGGGCCGGGAAGAAAAAGGGCCGGAGGTGATGGTGGATGGAGCATAAAACATATCACGGACGCCCCGTGATCTGGTCGCCGCAGCCGAGGCAGGCAGCTTTTATGGCGCGCACCGAGGACGAAGCTCTGTATGGGGGCGCTGCTGGTGGCGGGAAGAGCGACGCACTGATCATCGAGGCGCTGCGGCAGGTACACATCCCACACTACCGTGCGCTCATCCTGCGCAAGACTTACCCGCAGCTTTCGGAGCTCATCGACAAGACCATGCGGTACTACAAGCCGGTATTTCCCAAAGCGAGGTACAACGGCTCGAGCCACTGCTGGACCTTCCCCAGCGGGGCGAAGATCTACTTCGGCAGCCTGAACCACACACAGGACAAGTACAACTATCAGGGCAAAGCGTTCGACTTTATCGGTGTGGATGAGCTGACCCACTTTACCTGGGACGAATACAGCTATGTCATGAGCCGCAACCGCCCTTCCGGCCCCGGCACCCGGGTCTATATCCGGGCCACGGCCAACCCCGGCGGCGTGGGGCATGGCTGGGTGAAGGCACGGTTTATCAGTCCGGCACCTGCCGGGACGCGGATGGTGCAGCTGGTGAAGGTGAAAGCGCCGGACGGGGAGGAGATCACCCGGCGGCGCACCCGCATTTTTATCCCGTCTACCGTCTTTGACAACCCGGCGCTGCTGGAAAATGACCCGGGCTACATCGGCACACTGGCCTCGCTGCCGGAGGCCGAAAAGCAGGCGCTGCTCTACGGAAACTGGGACAGCTTTTCGGGGCAGGTGTTCACCGAGTGGCGAAACGACCCGAACCATTACAAGGACCAGCGCTGGACCCACGTCATCGAACCGTTTCCCATCCCGGAACACTGGAAGATATGGCGGGGATACGACTTCGGTTTCTCGAAGCCGTTTTCTGTGGGGTGGTATGCAGCGGACGAGCGCGGGCGGCTCTACCGTATCAAGGAGCTTTACGGTTGCACCGGCACACCCAACGAGGGCCTGAGAAAGGACCCGATGGAACAGGCACGGATGATCCGGGAGGCAGAGGAAAATGACCCGCTGCTGAAAGGCCGGGTCATCCTGGGCGTGGCCGACCCGGCCATCTTCGACGAGAGCCGGGGCGAGAGCATCGCGGACATGCAGGAGAAAAGTCCGAACTTTCTGCACTGGATGCCCGGCGACCACACCCGTCTGGCGGGAAAGATGCAGTTTCACTATCGGCTGGCTTTCGGCGAAGACGGCAGGCCGATGCTGCAGGTCTTCAACACCTGCAAGCACTTCATCCGCACCATCCCGAACCTCGTCTATGACGAGAGCAACGTGGAGGACATCGACACCACCCAGGAGGATCACATCTACGACGAGTGCCGGTATGTGCTGATGGAGAACCCCATCAGCGCCGCAAAGCACACCCAGCCGCCGCCCATGCTGGACGACCCGCTGGATATGGACCCGAGGAAGGACAAGACGAGGTTTATGAGGATATGAACGAAATGGAGAGAAAGCTGCTGGAGGCGATGGCGGGAGAGGGCTTTGGGGACAGAACCCACGGCCTGCAGGGCCTTGCTGCCGGTGTACCGGGCGGGCCGGAGGAATTGCCGGGCTCCGCTGCAGAGGGCAGCGAGAGCTTGACCGATGTACTGAGCGGAGAGCAGCCCATCGGCGAGAAGGAGATCAGCGAGGCGATGGCCATCCTCGAAAAGTACAAGTCGGCCAAGGCCAGTCTCGACAAGCGGATCATCGACAACGAGGAATGGTACAAGCTGGGCCACTGGAAGCAGTACGGAAACCGGGTGATGGAGGGCAAGCGCGCCCCCAGCACGGGGTGGCTGTTCAACTCCATCGCCAACAAACACGCCGACGCCATGGACAACTACCCGGAGCCGAACGTGCTGCCGAGGGCGCAGGACGACGAGGAGACGGCGAGGCTCCTCTCCGACATTCTGCCGGTGGTGCTGGAACAGGCGGACTACGAGAGCGTGTACAGCGACACCTGGTGGCGTAAGCTCAAGCAGGGTACCGGCGTCAAGGGCATTTTCTGGGACCCGGCGCTGCGAGAGGGCCTTGGGGACATCGCCATCCGGAGCATGGACCTTCTGATGCTCTACTGGGAGCCGGGCGTGGAGGACATCCAGGACTCGGCCAACTTCTTCTCGCTGGCGCTGGCCGACAACGACCGTCTGACGGCCCGGTGGCCTCAGCTGGAGGGCAAGGCGGGCAGCAGCGGCATCACCGTGGGGCAGTACGTCAGCGACCAGAACATCGACACCAGCGAAAAGAGCGTGGTGGTGGACTGGTATTACAAGCGGGAGAAGCCCGGCGGTCAGACCGTGGTGCATTACTGCAAGTTCTGCAACGGCGTGGTGCTCTACGCCAGCGAGAACGACCCGGCGATGGCCGAGACGGGCTTCTACGACCACGGAAAATATCCCTTTGTGTTCGACCCGCTCTTCGTGGAAGAGAACAGCCCGGCGGGCTTCGGGTACATCGACGTGATGAAGGACACGCAGGACGCCATCGACCGGATGACGCAGGCCATGGACGAGAACACGCTGGCAGCCGCGAAGAAGAGATACCTCGTTTCGGACACGGCGGGCGTGAACGAAGACGAGCTGCTGGACACGGCAAAAGACGTGGTACATCTGGTGGGCCGTCTGGATGAGCGGGGCTTCATGGAGCTGGAGACCGCTCCGCTGCCCTCCAACACCATCGCTTACCAGCAGAACCGTGTGGCCGAGCTGAAGGAGATCAGCGGCAACCGGGACGTGAACCAGGGCGGCGCGACCAGCGGCCTGACAGCGGCCTCGGCCATTGCGGCGCTGCAGGAAGCAGGCTCGAAGCTCAGCCGGGATATGCTGAAAAGCTCTTACCGCTCCTTTGCAAAGGAATGCTATTTCATCATCGATTTGATGCGGCAGTTCTACGACGAAGAGCGGGTCTACCGCATCACCGGCCAGCAGGGCGGTACGGAGTACCGGGAATTTTCCGGCCAGATGCTGCGGCCGCAGCCGGTGGAGAGCGTGGGCGGCGTGGAGCTGGGCGCCCATGAGCCGGTGTTCGACATCACGGTGAGTGCGGCCAAGAAGAGTACCTTCAGCCGCCTTAGCCAGAACGAGACGGCGAAGGAATGCTACCAGCTGGGGTTCTTTGCCCCGGCCAACGCCGACGCTGCACTGGCGTGTCTGGACATGATGGACTTCGAGGGCATCGAGAAGGTGCGCCAGAGGGTGGCCCAGAACGGCACCCTGTACCAGCAGCTGCAGCAGGCCATGGCGCAGATCCAGCAGATGGCGGCAGTCATCGACCAGCAGAACGGCTCGAATCTGAGCGAACAGGCCGGTGCTGCAGCCGCTGCCATGACCGGCGGCGGGGGCGGAGGAAGCGCCAGCGCAAAAACGGTGACCAACTCTCTGGGCGGACAGGTGGGCGGCGGAACGAACCCGCTGGCCACGAAAGCTGCTGAGAGGGCGATGAACATCAACAACCCGAATAAGTGAGGAGGTTATATATGATCAAAATTGAGATGATGGACACGGACAAGGGCTACAGTTTGGCTGTAAGCGGCCATGCCGACTACGCACCGGAGGGACAGGACATCGTATGTGCGGCAGTTTCTGTGCTGGCGCAGACGCTGGCAAACAAGGTGGACGCGGCTGCAAGGAGTGGGAGACTCCTGACGAGCTGTGTGCAGCATGGCGAGACTTTTGTGGTGCAGGCCCTGCCGAAACCCGGCCCGAATAATCTGATGGTCGCAAGCTGGTTTGACTTTGTGGAAGAGGGCCTGCGTGCGCTGGCGGAAGCGTATCCGGACAATGTCGAGCTGGTAGTCACAGACGGCGGCGCAGATGATATGGACGAACCTGCCATGAAATTGCAGATGTTTGCAGAGGGCGGTGGTGCAGGCGAAGCGGCTGCTGACGGCGAAGCTGCGGCGGAAGAAAAGGCTGCGTCTGCTCCCACCCAGGGCAAAGGCCGGGAGGCTGCTGCCGCTGAGGTGGATGAGATGCTGAGCCCGGCGGAAGAGCCGGACGCGGAGGAAGATGCTGCTGAAGGCGAGGAACAGGACGGTGCGGCAGACAAGAGCGGCACCGACCCGGAGGCGCACCGGAAAGCGTTTGGCGAACTGATGCGGGGCGAGTACAACCGGGAGTTTGGCGAGATGATCGTGCAGGCCACCCAGAAAGCCTACGACAGCATCCTGAACGAGCAGGGGCCGGTGGGGCGTATCCTGAACGCTTTGGGCCAGAAGTACGGCACTGCTCCCGGCGACTACGAGGCACTGGCCGCTGCGGTGGAGGGCGGCGTCGTGAAAGACGACGCCTACTACGAAGACATGGCCATGAAGAAGGGCATCAGCGTCCAGCTGGCCAAGGAGATGGACGCGCTGGAAAGCGAGAACGCCAAGCACCGTGCCGCCGAGCAGCAGCGGGCGGAAGCCGCCAAGATGGAAGCCATCCAGCAGGAGTGGGACGCCGCCGTGGAGCGCATCCGGGCCGAAGACCCGGACTTCGACATCAAGACGGCGCTGGCCGACCCGGACTTTGCCCAGATGCTCAAGCTGGGCGTGAAGATGGAGGACGCCTACAAGGCCCGCTACTTTGACGACATCATGGCCCGGAAGACTGCTGAGACCGCCAAGAAGACGGAGAGCGGCGTGGTGGAGCGTATCCGCCAGCGGGGCGCACGGCCCAGCGAGAACGGCACGAACCCCGGCGGCGCGGCGGTGCTGAAGACCGACGTCTCCAAGCTGACGCCTGCCCAGTGCGAAGAGCTGGAACGCCGGGCCATGCGGGGGCAGATCATCACTTTTTGACGAGAAGGCGCTGCTGACCGAAAGAAAACCTCTCACCGTTCCCGTCGGCTGACGCCGCGCGAGAACGGAGCTCCCCTGTTAGGGGAGCCTTTCTTAAAGGAAAACCCGGGAAGCAGAAGTCTCTCAATAAAGCACATGAGTAAACGAAGGGAGTAAGAAACATGAAGAACCACATGAATCTGCAGCTGTTTGCGCAGCCTGCAAACCACACCGGTGCGACTGGCATGAGCGCCGAAATGAAGACCTACTACGAGAAGCGTCTGCTGGACCAGGCAGAGCCGCTGCTGGTGCATGACCAGTTTGGCGACAAGTATCCCATCCCGGCCAACAACGGCAAGACCATCGAGTTCCGCAAGTACGAGAGCCTGCCCAAGGCCACCGAACCGCTGACCGAGGGCGTGACCCCCAATGCACAGGCCCTGACCGTCACCCCCATGACCGCCACCGTGAAGCAGTACGGCGGCTGGGCAGCCATCACCGACGTGCTGCAGCTGACTGCCATCGACAACAACATCACTCAGGCGACCAAGGTACTGGCATCTCAGGCGGGCCGTACGCTGGACACCGTGACCCGCGAGGTGCTGGCAGGCGGCACCAACGTCATCTACGCGCCGGCTGGCGACACCGCCGTGACCAGCCGCGCCAATCTGACCACCGCCAGTGTGCTGACGCCCGACCTCATCGACCAGGCGGCCACTGCCCTGAAAGCCCAGAATGCCGACGCCATCGGCGAGAGTTACGTTGCTATCGTCCACCCCTATGTGGCCTATGATCTGCGCCGCAACCCGGAGTGGATCGATGTCCACAAGTACGCTTCCCCCGAGAACATCTACAACGGCGAGATCGGCAAGCTGGCCGGTGTTCGCTTCATCGAGACCAGCGAGGCGAAGATCTGGACCGGCAGCGGCTGCCCGAGTGGTCTGGCCGTGTTTGGCACTCTGGTGCTGGCAGCTCATGCCTACGCTGTGACCGAGGTGGAGGGCGGCGGCCTGCAGCACATCGTCAAGCAGCTGGGTGCGGGCGAAGACCCGCTGAACCAGCGCGCATCCGTGGGCTGGAAGGCCATCAAGACTGCGGAACGTCTGTGTGAGCAGTACATGGTCCGCATCGAGAGCATCAGCCCGAAGTACAGCGCGAAGGCGAAGGCAAATTGATCTACGGCTTCGCCGAGGATTTCAGGCTTTAGCTGAACAGGAACGGCAAAACGAAAGGAGAAGGATCTATTTATGGCGACTAAGAAAGAGACTGCTGCGGCGGATGCCGTGGAGAAAGCGGTGGAGACTGTGGAGAAGACCGAAGCAAAGGCCGAAGAGAAGGACGACGGCATGGTGACTATCCATCTGTTCAAGGATGACGACCGCTATTCGGCACCGGTGTTCGTGGGCGTCAACGGTGACAGCTACCTCATCCAGCGCGGCATGGACGTGAAGGTGCCGAAGGCTGTGGCCGAGGTGCTGGAACACAGCATCAAACAGGACGCCGAAGCGGCCCGGAAGAGTCAGGCCATGCAGGCGGCGGCCGGAACCCAGATGATGACCATTTGATATTTCCCCCGGTACAGCTTGCAGGCGCTTGCTGCGCCGGGGGATTTTGTTTTGCAGCGGAGCCGACCGCCGCCAGCGGCGGAAACAGGGAGGCGAGGCTGGGGCAGCGTTCTGCTTTTTCAAAGCCCCGCCAAGGGGTTGAAGAAAAAGCAGCAAACGCAACCCGGATACCTAAGATGAAAGGATTATTAAGAATGACAGCAGGCGAAGCGATAAAGATGGCCGACGAGCTGAGGCCGAACAATCATTTTGAGAACCGGTTGAAGCAGCTATGGCTGCGGCAGGCAGACAGCGGGATGCGCCGGAACATCGTGGAGCGCAGCCAGACCGGCGGCGACTTTGAGGACAAGGGCGCGGATATTCTGTGGAACGACGGGCTGGAATATGACACCCCGCTGCTGGCCTGCTGTGCGGCAGAAGCACTTTATCCCCACTGGATGGCTGCGCAGATGGACCTTGCACTGGGCGAGACGGCCCGGGCGGCGAATGAGCTGCAGCTCTACACGAGTTATGTGCAGGAGTTTGCGGTGTGGGTGAGGCGGAACTATATGCCGGCAGGTGGCGGGAGGCTGATGACGTGACGAACCTGAACCAGATAAACAGCCAGCGGCAGCTGCTGCGGGTATTCGGCGGGCTGAACGAGGGATATGCGTGCAGCGAGGCAGAGCTGAGCGAAGAAAAGAACTTCTCTTCGCGGGGATACCCGGCCCTCGAGACCCGCAAGCCCCGGCGGAAGGTGCGGGAAGCAGCCGGGATGAACGGGATGTACCATCTGAACGGCCTTTTGACCGTGGAAGGCACGACCCTGCGGTATGCCCCGGATGACGGCAGCGCCGCTGTGGAGCTGAAAGGCGCCCTGAGCGACAACGAAAAGAGACTGGTGGGCATAGGGACCAAGGTACTCATCTGGCCGGACAAGATGTCCTTTGATACTGTGAGCGGAACGCTGAGTGCGCTGGGGTCCAGCTGGCAGCAGGGCGGAGTGAGCCTGACCGTGACCCCCTGCGATGCTGCCGGTGTAGTGTACACGCCGAATCTGTTCGGTGCGACCGAACCGGAAAGCCCGGAGAACGGCGATGTCTGGCTCAAACAGGCCGAAGACGCCCCGTGGAGCTACCGCGACGCCCTGAAGCTCTACAGCACAGCGGGCGGCTGGCAGAACATTCTGCTGAACTACTGCCGCGTGACCTGCAAGGGGCTGGGCGAAGCTTTCAAAGCCGGGGACACTGTGACGCTGACGGGCATCCCGTCTGTGGTGAAGAATGCTTACTCTTCTGATTTCAGCGGGGACGTAGTGGTGGACGACGTGGCCGGAGACTCGGTCATCCTCTCCATCGCGCCGGACATCGAGAGCGTTTTGTACTACGGCACCTGCGTGGTGACAGGCCAGAGCGTGGTGTGGACGGCCATGGACGGCAAGACCACCCAGACCTTCGACGGGCCTTTCCCGGACGTGACGGCCCAGCGGCGGGTGCCGGATCTCGACTGGCTGACGGAGCACAACAACCGGGTATGGGGCTGCTCGAGCACCGAAAACGTCATCTATGCCTGCAAGCTGGGCGACGCCACCAACTGGTTCTCCTACCGGGGAACGGCAGCGGACAGCTACGCCGTGACTGTGGGCAGCGACGGGGCCTTTACCGGTGCGGCCACCTGCATGGGATACGTGCTTTTCTTCAAGGAGAACGGTCTGCACAAGCTGTACGGCACCAAACCCAGCGACTACCAGATGAGCAGCATCCAGTGCTCGGGCGTGGCCAAGGGCGCCCACCAGAGCCTCTGCGTCATCAACGAGACGCTGTACTACCTCTCGATGGACGGCGTCATGGCGTGGGACGGCAGTCTGCCCACCAAGGTGTCGGCCTCGCTGGACGAAGAACGCCTCAGCCATGTGACGAGAGCCGCCGCCGGCGGGCTGGTGGGCCGGTACTATCTGCACACCGAAAGCTCCGGCGGGCAGCGGCTGCTGGTATACGACACTGAGAAAGGGCTTTGGCACGAGGAAGACGCTACCGGCTGGGCCATGTGCAGCACCGGGCGACAGCTCTATCTCTGGGACAAAGAGGCCATCTGGGCCGCAGACGGAAGCCGGGAGGCCAGCGGCGAAGAGGACACGGTGGAATACGAGGCTGTGACCGGTGACATCGGAATCGGGAGCCCGGACGACAAGTATTGCAGCCGGGTGACGGTGCGGCTGGACGCGATGGAGCGGACCGTGGTGACGCTCTGGGCCAGCTTCGACGGCGGCGAGTGGCAGGAGATGGGCCGAGTGGACACCGCAGGGAAGCGTGTGAGAGTGAACCTGCCCTTCGTCCCGACCCGTCACGACACCATGCGGCTGCGCCTGACCGGAAAAGGGCAGATCGCAGTGAGGAGCATCGCCATGACGCTGAGCAGCAGCGAGGGTGGAAGAGTAAACGGAGGTGTACCGAGACGTGGCTAGTATCGTGGGACTTTCGAAGATCTCCATGCCGAGGCTGGAGGGGCTGGATACGGCCAGCGCCCGGGAGCTGAGGAATTATCTGTACCAGATGCAGGAGCAGCTGGAATATATTTTGAGCAACCTTGACACCGAGAATCTCTCGGGGAACTTACAGGAGAAGCTGAAATGAGTAATTTGAGCAATGCAAGAGCGCAGCTGGAGGAGTGGGAGGCGAAGAAGCCGGAAGACTACACCAGCAAATACAAAGACAGGATAGATGGCGTGATGGGTCAGCTGGACGGGATGAAGGATTTCAGCTATGACCCCACCCGGGATGCGGCCTACGAGCAGTACAAGAACAGCTACACCCGACAGGCAAAGCTGGCCAACGAGAACGCGCAGGCCAACGCCAGCGCCATCTCGGGCGGGTACGGCTCGAGCTATGGCACGCAGGCGGGCCAGAGCGCCTACCAGAATGCTATGGCGGGCTTGAGCAATGCCACGAACGGGCTGTACAGTCAGGCACTGAACCAGTACACCCAGAAAAAGAGCGACCTGCAGAGCCAGCTGAGCGGATACCAGCAAGCCGAGGCGCAGGACTACGAGAAGTACCAGACCAACTATCAGAACTGGGAGAACCAGCGCAACTACTATCAGAGCGTGTACAATCAGGCGGCTAGCGAAAGCCAGGCAAAGAAGAGCCGGAGTACGGGCATCTTTGGGACGATCCTGAGCGTTGCCGCAAGCCTGCTGCCGCTTTTGCTGTGAAAATAAAGCGCCCGGCCCGGAAGGGGCTGAGCGGTCAAAAACCTCTCCGTCACGCCTGACGGCGCGACACCTTCCCTAATAAGGGGAGGCTAAGAGGAAAGGAGATTAGAAAATGGGAGTTTTTAAGAGATACAAGGACGCGCAGGCGGCGCAGAAGGACGCGGAGAATGCGATGCCGGGGGCGTACCAGAGCAACTACACCGACCGGATCAACGAGGCGCTGGACAGCATGGGCGCAGCCAGCAATGCAGGCTATGACGTAGGCACGGACAGCGAACTCTACCGGCAGTACCGCGCGGGCGCACAGGCGAATGCCAGGGCGGCGGCTGAGAACGCCGCTGCGGGCGCTGCCGCGCTGAGCGGCGGGTACGGCTCGAGCTACGCAAACAGTGTGGCCCAGCAGGGCTACCAGCAGGCCATGGCGAACGTGGACAGCGGGCTGGCTGGGCTGCGGGACAAGGCCCTGACTCTGTACCAGCTGAAGCAGAACGGCCTCTCGGGACTGCTGAGCGCGCTGCAGAATCAGGACAACCTCGAGGCGGCAGAGCATCAGGGGGCCGTGGCCAACGCGCAGGACTGGCGGGACTACAAGAAGAGCCGGGCAGACCAGGCGGCGCAAGAGAAGAGCGATTTCCTCTCGAACCTGTGGGAGATGGCGAAGAGTGTGGGCAGAGCCGGTCTGACGGCCTACGACACCTACAAGGGCTACACCCAGCAGCAGTGGGAGAACGAGTTTGCCCGGGAACAGTGGGAGTACAACAAAGAGCGCACCGGCCAGAGCGATGCACTGAATGCCTACGAGCAGGCGTTCAACCTGTACCAGCAGGGAGCGGGCGATGCCGCGAACGCCGTGCTGGGCCGGTATGGTCTGGATACCGGAATCTTCGACAATTACAGCGGCGCACCCATCACCCGCGCAGACAAGGCGGGTGCGCTCACGACCGCAGCCGGGCTGGCAGGCGGCGGCAGCGACGAGGCTGCACGGGCGGTGCTGGAACTGTACGGCCTGGATCCGAACTCTGTGGGGAATTACAGGACGATCGCAGGACGGCAGCTTGCAACGGCGCTGGCAACAAAGAGCGCAGGCAGCTCGGGCAGCTCTTCGGGCAGAAGGAGCAGCAGAACGAAAAGCAGCGGGAGCAGCTGGACAAACAGTCAGCTGCAAAGTATGGCAAAGACATTTTCTTCTATGAAGGGAAATGAGCCGCTGTACGATTTTTACAAGAAGACCTTAACGGATAATGGGTGGCTCAATGCAGATACTGCGAACGACCAGAGTGCAAGCCAGAGCGGCGGCGTAGATATGGCGGCAATGCTGGCAAAGAACTATGCGAAAAAAGGTTATAGCGCGTGGGCTATCATGAACAATATGAGCCAGAACGGGTACAGTGATAACGAAATCGCAAGAGCGCTTGAGAAAGCGGGGGTGAAGGGCTGATGGCGTGGACAGCAGAAAAAGTTAAGGCGATGAGAGAAAGCAACCCGTCGAAGGCGGCAGAAAGCTCTGGGTGGACGGCGGAAAAGGTGAGAGCTATCCGCACCAAGACACCGAATCCGTCCACTGCGTCGAGCACAGTGCCGCCCAAAAGCAACATCTATGCAGATGCCCTGCAGCAGTACACTGAGCGGCACGCCAGCGACATGGGGGAGGTGGATGCGAGGAACGATACCAGCCTTGCCGGAAGAGTATCGACCGGGAAGAAACCTCTCAGTCAGGCTGCGCCTGCGGCCACTGAAAAGGCGCTGGACATGGGGCAGAAATGGGGTGCTCCGGCGAAGAGCGGGAACGTGCTGGAGAACGTGGGCAGCGGGGCCATGGCCTACGGCACCGGCCGGGCGCAGGAGCTGAGAGCCAGATTTGCCAAGGACAGCGTACCGGACGAGTTTGACCGTATCAACCAGTGGCTGGACACCGGGGACAACAAGAATCTGGCCGACGCGGTGCGCCGGGTGGACAACGCGGGCATCTACACGGACGCCGACCTGATCGAGAAGGGCGGCTGGACACAGGCGCAGATCGACGAGGCCCGAAAGATGAACGCTGCGCTGGACGCCATCCCTGCATGGCAGCGGGGCGTGCGCCGGACGGCGAACACCATCGGCGGCATCGGAGACACGGTGGCAGCTGCCCCGGTGCTGGGCGCGGAGTACGGCGTGCAGGCGGGCAAGAACATCGCGGCCACCATGGAAAACTGGGAGAAGGTACGGCAGGAGATCAAGGGCGACGAGCACGCCCAGAGCCTGTTTGACCTTTTGACCGACGTGGACATGGACTATAACCCCACATGGCCGGAGAGCCGGAACCGGGAGCTGATCTCGATGGGGTACAACTCCAAGGAAATTCGGGAGATGCGCCAGAAGCTGGCGGGGCTGGAGGTGAGCGACAGCATCGACAAGAACCAGAGCGTGGGCTACCAGCTCTACGACCGCGGGCAGCAGCTGACGGCTGCGGCCCAGAGCGGCCTGAGTCCGACCCAGCGGGCCGTGAGCGGGGCTGTGACCAGCGCTGCGGAGAATCTGGCCGTGGCGGGCGTGAACCCGGCGGCAGTGCTGCCCGTCCTGAGCGCACAGGGAGCGGCAGAGGCCATGGGCCAGAGCGCGGAGAAGGGAGAAGGCGCAGGAAAAGCGCTGGGCGGCGGCCTCGCCAAGTTCGGCGCGGGATGGGCCATCAACTCGGTGGGCGCAGCTGACCTTGCAAAGACCATGGGCTCGGACTACGCGAAGGACACACTGGCAGGACAGATCGCGGACTGGGTGCAGGGGCTGGCGGGCAGCTCGGAGCTGGCGCAGCGCTACCCGGCGGTGGCTGCGGCCATCTCGGGCGGCATCGACAACTCGATGCAGGCCTTTGCGGAGACCTATGCGGACATGGCCATCGACGCTGCGCTGGGGGACAGCGAGGCGGCGAAGAACCTCTTCAGCAAAGACACCTTCCTCACCGCGCTGGAAAGCGGACTTTCCGGCGGCGCGTCCGGCACGTTGGGCGGCGCAGTCGGCACGGGGCTGGCAAAGCTGAACGGAGGAGACGCAAGCCTGCTGGGGCAGGCGAAGTATCACGACCGGATGGACCGGATGGAGCGGGCTGCCGCCCAGCAGAAGGAATGGGAGGCCCGGGCGGCAGAGCCCTCTCAGTCGGCTTCGCCGACAGCTCCCCCAGAGGGGCGAGCCACTGGCGTGCCGGGCAGCTCTCAGCTGGACGCTGGAAGTGCTGCAGGGCGTGAGATGGCGGGCCTTGCGACAGAGGGAAGCGGCAGTGGACCTGCGCAGCAGACACTGGGAGCCGCAACCCGGGAGCAAAGCGCCTTTCTTAAAGGAAACTCCACTGAAAGTATGCAGCGGGCGGAAGCAACTGCCGCAAAATCGGAAAATTCGGCGGTGCGGCAGTTTGCCGAAGTGGCGGCGAGCGACAGCCTGACGGGTAAGACCATCGGGCTGTTTACACCGAATGCCGAGAACCGGGAAAACCGTGTGGCCTTTGAGCAGGCTTACGGCGTGACGCTGCCCGACACTGCGGGCGCGACCCGCCGGATGCTGCGGGAGATCGCTGCACAGCAGAAGGCGAAAAGCGAAGCGGTGCCTGCCGTACAGAGCGCAGAGCTGCCCAACGAAGCTGTGAGTGCGCCGCAGACGGTGCAGGATGCCCCCACAGAAAGCGCCGACGCCATGCCGGAAACGGCTGCGCCGGACAACGTGCGTGAAGCGACTGCCGCTGTAGGTGAAACCGACAGCTACGAGAACGCCCCGCTGCGGGAGACTCTGGGACTCCGGCCGGAAGCGCCGAAGACCCAGCGGGAGGCCGAGGTGCAGCGGGCGCTGGAAGGCTGGCGGGTGACGGACAAGGCAGCCGAGACCATCAGCAAAAATATGCCGGACAGGGTGGACGCCGACCGGTACGCGGCCGCAGCGTCGCCGCTGTACCGGCTGGGCCGGAGCGGTGCAGACACCTTTGCGCAGGCGTTGGAGCTGGCTGGCAGCATGAGCGGCACGGCAGAAGACATCAACTACATCCTGAGCACCGACGCCGGGCGGACGGCCCTCGAGATCGCCTACACCCAGGGCAAGGGCGAACGGATGCTCTACGCCGAAAAGATGGCCGGCCTGGGCGGGACACTTGGCAGCGAGAGTACCAGCGGCAGGGGCGAGGTATACGCCAAGGGTACGATGCGGCAGGAGAGCGACGTGGCCAGCCAGATCATCAGTCTGAACGCCGCGGCCACCGGCACGGATGCTGTGCTGAGGGATGTGCTGCAGAACGACCGGAGCATCAGGGCCTATGTGGACACCGAGACGGCCCGGATCTTCTTCGGAGACAACGCGCAGGACATCTTCGGCACGGTGCTGCACGAGGACTACCACTGGTACAACGCGCTGGATGCCGAGGGTGCAAGGACTTTGCAGGAGCACGCGCTGGAATATCTGGCGAAGAGCAGCGGCTACGAAAGCCTCGACGAGATGGTCCGGGCAAAGCTCGAGGACTACAGCGCCCAGAGTCTGACCTACGAGCAGGCAGCGGAAGAGCTGGTGGCCGACGCATGGCGGGGCATCTTTGACAGCGAGGAGAGCTTCAAGCGCTGGGTGACGTTCCAGCGCGGGCAGGCAGAGAAGAACGCAGGCAAGAGCGGCGCCATCCACAAGGTAATGGAGCAGGTGCGGCAGATGCTGGATGGGCTCATCAGCCGGGCGAAGGAAGTGCTGACCATCAACCCGGACAACCGCGCCGCCCTGAAAGCGAAGCGCCTGGCCGAGGCCGAAAAGCGCACCTTACAGGACGAGTATTTCGCCCACGCAGAAAAGGCTATGGACAACCTGCGGACGGCAAAAGAAAACGCCGCAGCCCTCAAGACCGAGAGCGCGGCGGGAAAGCAGGGGGTTCGGTTTTCGATTTTGAAGGATAAAACTGGAGAGTCTTATATCAAAATCGACGAAGATATTTTGAAAGATGTTCCACAGGAAGAGTGGAAGTCTACGGTCAAGCAGGCCATCAAGGAGCGTTTCCCGAACGGCTTTGAGCGGAACGGCTGGACGATTCTGAACCATAAAGACGGGCGAAATGAATTTGTCTGGTCGAAATCGACCAAAGCGCTTCAGTGGGAAAATGCTGAAGCTTATGCAGACAAGATGCGGATGGCAGCCAATCTGGACGAGATCATCCGGACGGCAGACGAAGTATACCGTGAGCCTGCGAACCACAAGAATGCGGAAGCGTTCAACCGGGGAAAAATCAAGATCCAAGTCGGGCAGAATGTCTATGAGGCGGATGTGCTGACGGCCATCAAAACGGACCAGCGGGAGATATTCTATGATATTGTGGACATTAAGCCCATAAAAATAGAGACCTCCGGCAAAGCCCACATAGAATCCGAAGATTCGAGGAGCAGCGGGCCGGAGGTCTCGGTAGAAGCCTCCGGTGGTACCCACGTAGAATCCGAAGATTCAAGGAGTAGATTGCCGGAGGCCTCTAAGCAAAGTATAGCACAAACCTCCGACGAAAGCAAGAGAACCGACGAGGCTGTGAAGAAAACGGTGAGGTTCCAGCTAAGCGAATCCCAGCGAAACCAGAGTGAGCTTCAGAAAGAAAGCCGGGAGCTGGAACGTCAGCGCCGCGCCCTGAAGGAAGAGCGTGCAAACTGGCAGGAAAGCAACGAAGTGCGGGCTATCGAAGAAAAGAAAAAAGCCTATGGCCTGTTCTCGGAAAAGGGCAAGGCATTCAGGGCCAGCGAAGAGTACCAAAGCTATCTGGAAAAGCGCAAGGAGTTCAACCGGCGCGGCGCAGAACTGGAAAGCCGCATCGGCGAAGTGAACGATAAGCTGCGGCAGGCGCAGGCCGAAGTGGAAAACGCCCGACAGGCCGTGAAGCAGGAGCAGCAGAAGGTGTATGATACCAAGGCCAAGGCGGCGGGCGGAAAGCCTGAGTACCGCCGGAAGTTGGCCGTGGAGCAGTTTGGAACGACAGACCGTTTTGAACAGGCAGGGTACATCCTGCCTGATGGCCGGATGCTGAATTTTGCGCAGAATGACGGCACCCGGGACACTGACCACAGAGAAATACTGGACGCGTTCGGCCCGGCGGAGGTGTCCAACGGCACAGAGGCCCTGAACGAGTTTCTGGCAGACGGCAATGTGCGTGTGATGGCTGAGGCCCCGGGCGTTGACATTGCGGCAAAGACCCCGCCGACCGAACAGCAGCTGAAACAGATCCGCGCGATGGTGGAGCAGCTGGGCAGCGAGAAACGGCGTTTCACCCTCGACATCTCCACAACCGACGGGCGGGTGGCTGCCAGCAAGGAGTACAGCGGGAAGGTGGATGCCGACAAGGTCGTAAGAGAGATTCGGGAATACTACAAGACCGGGGAACTCCCGGCAGAGAGTGAGCTGGCACGATTCCGCTACCAGCGGGCCGAACAGGCCGACCGGGAGGCAAAGCAGAACCAGCAGCGGCAGGCCAGCCGGGTACTGGCGGAGAAGGCAGCGGCCTTTGACACCCTGAACCAGTTCTTCGGCCTGACGAAGAACACCCGGCTCTCGGACGCTGCCCTCGAGAGCCTCGCCATCCGATGGACGAAGACCAACGGCAGCAGGGCCGACCGGACGAAGCTGGCAAACGAGACGCGGGCGCTGGTGGAGTATCTGCGCTCGGAGGGCGCGGACATGGCCAAGGCACAGGGACTGGCCGAGACGCTGGCGGGCGAGGTACTGGACGAGGCGACCTACCGGAACACGGAGCTGTGGAACCAGTACCCCGACCTGCATGACCTGACCTACACGGTAGACAAGAACGGCAAAGCCAAGGCGGAGCTTATAAAGCGGTACGGAAGCTGGACAGAGGCGGTCGCCGAGGCCCGGCGCCACGGCGTGAAGCTGCGGCAGGCGGAGGGATACCGGGACGGCAACCCGGCGGAACAGTACGAGGCCATCGTGAACGACACCCGGGCCGTGGGCGGCGTGAAGGAGAGTGCGGCAGCACTCTTCCGTTCGGCGGCACAGGAAGCGGGCGTGGCGGGCGCAGCCAGCATGGAGAGCACGGAATGGCTCGACGTGCTGATGAACGTACACGACACCATCAAGCCCAAGATGATGAGCCGGTTTGCGGACGTGGCCGAATACGAGGACGCCAAGGTGGAGCTGGCGGGCCGGATGATCGGCGACATCATGAGCCACCCGGAGATGACCGACGCCGAGGCGGTGTTCGAGGGCATCTTAAAGCACAACCGTGAAGTGGCCGCAATGGCCGCCGGAAGCGAGGAGCGTGCGGCTGAGGTGACGAAGGGGCTGAAGAGCGTGCAGCAGACCCAGCGGAAGGCTTTTGTCGACCGGATGCGGGAAAACAGCCGCAGCCAGAGCGCCGAGGTCAAGAGCGTGAGCCGGGCAGAACGACAGCTCAACGAGAATCTGGAAACGCTGGGCGCACAGGTGAGCACAGCAGCGGGTCTCGACGAGAAGATGACCGCTCTGCGGGAAGCCTACGAGCGGGAATGGAAGGCCGAAAAGAACCGGATGAAGCAGGCCCGGCAGGAGATGCTGGACGAGATAAAGCTGGAGCGCCGACAGCTGCGCTCCCAGATCAACGACCTTTCCCGGCAGGTGGCCGGAGAGCAGCGGAGAGCCGACCGGGCGGAGCATCAGCTGCTGGTACAGGAAAACGAGATCATGGAGTGGGAGGCCGAGAACCAGCGCAAGGCGGAAGCGTGGCAGGAAAAACAGGCCCAGAGGAATGCCATTGCCATTGAAACGGCCCGGCAGCAGCGGGACGAGGACGTAGCCGTGGCAAAGGCACTGGCCGAAAAGCGGGTGCAGAAGGCCCGGGAAGGACGGAAGGCGGACGAACTGAAACGGAACATCCGGAACAATGCCGCCCAGCTCAACCAGATGGTGCTGCGGCCGAAGCCCGGGAAATATGTACAGAAGAGCCTCATCGTGCAGGCCGCTGAGGTGGCGAAGCTGGCAGACACGGCAGTGCTGAACAACAACGCCCTGACCAAGCTGACCGCCTTGCAGGACAGCATCCGGCGCAGCGGAGAGATGGACGTTGGCATCCACGCCGACTGGGAGAACAGCGGCGTGGAAAACCTCATCCAGACACTGCGGGACGATATGAACGCCAGCAAGCAGGCAAAGCTCGACCGGCTGCGGCAGCAGCTGGAAGAAGCCAAGGCCCTGCCGGACGGCGACAAGGCCGAACAGCTGCGGGACCGGCTGCGCCAGCGCATCCGGGAGACGGAGAACCGCACCTATCTGCCCATGACGGTAGACCAGCTGCGGATGCTGAAGGCCATTACGGCCAGCACGCTGCACATCATCCGGACCGAGAACAAGACCCTGAGCCTTGCGAGGGCAGAAGAGGTGGACGGCATGGCCATGAAGGCCGCCCACGAGGTGCTGAACTCTGAGGGCAACGGCTTCGGGGAAAAATTTGAAAAGGCGAAGGGCGCAATGAACCGCTACCAGCTGGACATGCTGGGCGGCACGAGAATGTTCCGGCGTCTGGGCGGCTACACCAAAAACGGCCAGATGGAGAAGCTGGGGCAGATGCTGAACGACGGCCAGCGGCGGCAGACGGAGATCCTCGTGGAAGGCGAAAGCCTGTTTGCCAACGTGACCGGCAAGGAACACCTGAAAGAGGTGGAAGCTTTTGCCGGGCCGGGGGCGGAGCTGGTGGACATCGGATTGAAGGACAGCAAGGGCAATGCCGTGCCGCTGAACCACGCACAGCTGTGCAGCCTGTACATGCTGCTGCGCAACGAGGACAGCCGCCACCACCTGATGACCGGCGGCCTGACCCTGCCGGACGCTGCCCAGTACGCCAAGGGCAACATCGAGAGAGCCTACCAGCGCAGCCAGACCGTGATGCTGGGGACGCTGGTGAACGCCGACGGCACCCCGATGGCCGACACCATTTTGCAGACGGTACAGGACGCCATGACGGACTATGACCGAAACTGGTGCAAGGACATGGAGGACTTTTTCGGGCGATACACCACAAACCTCATCAACGAGACCAGCATGAAGCTGCTGGGCTACGACCGGGCCACCGTGAAGAACTACTACCCCATCGCGGTAGACCGGAGCACGCTGGCGACGGAGATCGAGGGCGTGAAGATGGATGCCACCATCGAGGGCAGGGGCTTTTTGAAGGAGCGCGTGAAGAGCGACAAGCCCATTTTGCTGGAAGAGTGCCAGAACGTGGTAAAGCGGAGCCTGCGGGACACGGCAGCCTATGCGGGCCTTGCGGCCCCCATCCGGGACGTGCAGCGGGTACTGAACAGCACCGTGGAGACGGCAGAGGGCATCGGTGTGCTGAAGGACAAGATCATCGGCGAGAAGTGGGGAAAGGAGACGGTAAGCTACATCAACGACCTGCTGACCGACCTGCAGACCAGGCAGCGGCACCGCAGCAGCACCATGAGCCGGGCGCTCGACCGGATGCGGGGCAACTACGCCGGGGCCATCCTGACCGTGAACCCGGGCGTGGCCATCGCGCAGGCGGCCAGTCTGCCCACGGCGGGCGCTGTGCTGGGAGCAGACACCATGGCGGCGGTGCTGCCCTTCGTGAAGAATTTCTCGGGCAAACAGCGGGCCGCGCTGGAAGCAGAGATACGCCAGCACGGCGACGCGCTGCTGCAATACCGCCTGCGCGGCACCAAGCGGGGAGAGATGAGTTCCATCGGCGCGCACAAAAACCTTGTGGCCAAAGCGTCGGAAGCCATGCCTGCCGTGACCGGCTGGATCACCGGCATGGACGAGATCACGGTGGCAGCGCTGTGGGAGGGCTCAAAGCGGTATGTGGAGCACCACGCAACGGAGTTCGGCGAGGGTGCCGCGGAGAAGGGCAGCGAAGCCTACTGGGAAGCCGTGAACAAGATGTACCAGCGGGTCATCGAGGAGACCCAGCCCAACTACACCACCATGCAGCGGGCGGGCATCCAGCGCAGCGACAACGAGTTTGTAAAGACGCTGACCATGTTTACCACCCAGCGCTTCCAGAACTACGGCATCCTGGCCGACACCGTGGGCGACTACAAGGCCCAGAAGGCGCGGTACGCTGCCGACCAGAGCGCCGAGAACAAGGCCGAGGTACAGCGGGCTGGGCAGAGCCTGCGCCGGGCGGCGGCAAGCCAGGTGGTGCAGAAGGCGGTATTTGCCCTGATGAAGATCGGCGCGGACTTTTTGCTCCACCGGTGGGACAAGGAGCAGGACGAGAACGGCGACATCACGGCGGCCAGCGTGGGCAAGCGGTTTTTCGACCTGTACACCGAGAGTGCAGCCGGAAACTTTTTGTACGGAGCGGAGATCTACAGCGTTATCTCGAACGCCGCAAGCGGCGCGGACTACGACGTGGTGAGCGCCACCAACATCAGCGCGGTGAACGACCTGTTTGCTGCCTTTACCAAGACCGTCAAGCTGCTGCGGACGGACACTGGCGAGATGAGCGAGGAAGAGCTGACAGCACACCACCAGAAGCTGAACAAGGCGGTGCTGAAGGACATCCAGTGCGGCCTTGAACTCTACGGCGTCCCGGCGGCGAACATCCGGAAGGTGATGCAGGCGTTTGAAGGCTACTGGGAGGATGCACAGGCCATCGGCGGAGGCGAAGGGTTTAGCTTTAACTCTGCACCCTCTTCGGCCACCGGGCAGTACGACCGGCTGTACAACGCCATCCAGAGCGGGGACAGCGAGGAGGCTGCTGCGGCGATGAAGAAGCTGGAACAGATGAACAAGACGGACAAGGTGGACAGCGAGCTGGCAAGGCGGCTGAAGCAGTACGACGCCGACGTGCTGGCGGCGGCCGAGGCCCGGAACGCCGGGAAGGCCCGGGCCGAGGAAAAGGCCCGAAAGGCCGTATTTGAGAAGCTGCGGGAGGGGCTGGACGTCGCCCCTGTGACAGACAGGGCCAAGGGCAAAACGGACGCGGCCCGGCGGGCGCAGCTCATCGACCTTGTGAACAAGGCGGTGGACAGCAAGGCGGACGAACTGCTGACAGGCGGCAAGGACGGCAGCATATACGACGCGCTCCTGGACGAAGTGAAAAATGGCCGGGTGGAGGACGCGCAGGAGGAGCTTGACCGCCTGATGACCGCAGGCAAGGACAAGGGCAGCATCAAGAGCAAGATCACGGAGAGCATGAAGGAAGAATATCTGGCCGGAAGCGACCGGGACCGGGAGAAGCTGGAGAAGAAGCTGCTGGCCCTCGAGGACGCAGAGGGAAAGCCCCTGTACGAGGAAAAGAACTTTGCGCAGTGGGTAAGCGCTGCGGACAAGAAGGCCGAGAAGGCGAAGGACGAGAAGAACTGGTGGGAGGGGGTGAAGTAAAAATAACTTGATATTCCGGCGCAGTTGGCGTATACTGATGGTAAGAAAGTTGGAAAATCCAACGATGCAAAGGAGCTGACAGATATGCTGACAGAGCTGAGGACCAAGTCTCAGATCACTATCCCGAAGGACATCGTGGCACGGCTGGGCCTGCACGAGGGCGACAAGCTGGAAATCGTGGAAAAAGACGGAACCATCCAGATCATGCCGGTGGCCGTGTACCCCAAGAAGTATCTGGACGAGCTGCGCAGCGAGATCAATGAAACAAAGGCGAAGATCGCAGCCGGTGAACAGCCGGTCTTTGATACCGTTGACGAGCTGTTTGAGATGTTGGATGGAGTGAGCTGATGGCGTACAAGATCACATTTACCAAGCGGTTCGTCAAGAACGTGAAACGGCTATCGGCAGCAGAACGGACACAGCTGAAAAAGAAGCTGGAACTGCTGATGCAAGATCCGCTTTATCCGTCACTTCGGACAAAGCGGATACAGGGAACAACAGATTTGTTTGAGTTCAGTGTCAATATGGATGTTCGGGTCATATGGCAATACGACGGAGACACTATCATACTGTTGCTGGACATCGGACACCATGATATTCTGAACCAGTTTTAAGAAAAGAACGAGCACTCTGGCCGAAAGGCTAGGGTGCTCGTTCTTTTTGCATGTCTGCAACGGCGACGACCGCGGCCAGTGGCCGAAACAGGGAGGAGCTGTTGGGGCAGCGGCCAGCAAGATGCAAGCGGCAGCGCAGCAGATGCTGGGAGCCGCAACCCGTGCTCGCCTGCGGCGAGACCTTACAAAACTACTGCGGGCTTGAATAAGTCCGCAGTAGTTTTGTTACGAGGGGCGTGGTAGGCTTTTTATAGAGTGCTTGCCCTACTGAGAGCGGCAGCGGACCGGAAGGAAAACTCTCAGCTTTGCAGTCCGCCTGACGGCGGCGCTGCAAAGCAGCTCCCCTAGCGAGGGGAGCCTTTCTCAAAGGAAGGAGCTTCAAAGTGAAAGTAAGAGTAGTGAAGGACCATTTTTGCGGGACAGGCTGGCGGGCAGAGCCGGAGACGCTGTACCTGGGCGGCGTGGGCGCCGTATACGTGGAAAAGCTCGAGTTCGTGCTGCCGGAGACATGGGCCGGTATGGCCGTGACGCTGCACATCGAGCAGGAGGGCGGGACTGTGCCGCAGCCGATGCTGCTGGATGGAAATAATAACGCTCCGGTGGACGGGCGTTTCACGACGGCGCGGCAGGGCCTCTGGATGCTGATGGCCACGGACGGCGAAGGCAGGCGCGAGATGACCATGCCCGGGAAATATGTGTGCTACCAGACGCTGGAAAACGGCGAGGGAACTGGCGCAGACGGACCGGCGATGCCGCTGCGGTATCAATATTTACAGCTGGTGCTTGAGCAGGAAGCCCGGGCAGCGCTGGAAGCACAAAGAGCCGCCCGATACCGGCAGTGGGTGGCCGACCGATGCGCTGCAAAGGAACACGCGCTGCTGCTTGAAGCGCTGAGCGGAATGCGTTACTCCGACGCCAGCGCATGGGACATGATAGCGCAGCTGAAGCAGCGCTGGAACAGCCCCCCGCCGGAGCAGGCAGAGCCGGTGGCAGTGGAGAGTATCCGGCTGGACAGCAAAGAGCTGAGCATAAAAGTGGGAGAGTCCTGTCCCCTGAAAGCCACGGTGCTGCCCGGAAGCGCACCTCAGACCGTGGAGTGGATGGCCGAACCGGAAGGCATCGTGCAGCTCCGGGAAAATACTCTGACCGCCGTGAAAGGCGGCACAGCGCTCCTGACGGCCATCGCAGGCGGAAAGCTGGCGCAGCGCAGAGTGCGGTCGGTGGCTGTATCGCTGGAAAAGCTGGCGCTGGACAAACCGTCCGTAAAGCTGAAACAGGGCGAGTCTGTGACTCTGACCGCGACTCTGACGCCGACCCAGTCCACCGTGACAGCGGTGAGCTGGACAACGAACAATGCGGCGCTGGCCGTGATGAAAGACCAGACGACCGCCGTAGAAAACGGAAAGGCCGTGAACACGCTGGCAGCCCTGAAGGACGGCAGCTGCATCATTACTGCTGCCGCCGGAGGAAAGAGCGCCGTGTGCAGCGTCACGGTGGAAAAGAATGGACAGAGCGGCGGGGATGAACCTGCCATCGTGATGTATGCGGTATCCAACCGGCTGAACGGGCTGAGCACGAGCCGGGCGGACGTGGTCGTCCAGAGCGGCAAGGCGTACACCGCGGCTCTGACGCTGAACGAGGGATACTGGCTCATATCCATCAAGGTGACGATGGGCGGCGAAGACGTGACAGCCACCGCATGGAACGAGAAAAAGATGACCGTCTCCATCCCCGATGTGACGGGAAACATCGTCATAACGGCAGAGGCGAAGCTCCCGATGCTGAAGGAACTGGCGGTGGGAGCGGTGACAAAACTGGTGGAAAAGGACGGGGCAGCGGCGGAAGAATTCGTGGTCATAGCGCAGGACTACGAGAAAGAGCTGAACGGCGAAGGCCGGACGTTCCTTGCCCGGCGGCACGGTATCACTGGGAAAAAATGGAACACGATATGGTGTACGTATGCCGACAGCCTGATTGACGTCTACCTGAACAGCGAATACCTGAAGGACGCCCCACAGGCGCTGAAAGATATTCTGACGGAGACAAAATTTTACTACACGCCCGGTTACTCCGGAAGCGGCAGCAGCTATACAGGAAGCAACACGGTGACCACGCTGAGCCGGAAGGTCTTTTTGCCCTCGTGCTATGAGTTCGGATTCGAGTCATACGGATACACTTCGGCCAGCAGCCCGAAATACTACCACCTGGAAGGCTCGACCTTTGCCGATGCAAAGAAGCTTGCTCTGGCGCTGCTGGCGGCGGATGCCGAAACGGCGGGGAGTGTACCGAACACCTATTTCCATTTCTGCCTCTGGACCCGGACGCCGGTACTGAACGACTACGGCAGCGGCCTGACCGGAAGTGCGCTGAAAGAGTATCTGTACAAGTGCGCTGAAGCGGTGTGGGCGCAGATGCTGACGGCACCGGATAAGCTGAACTGGGGCGGATACAAGGTGAACGAACCGGAAAACATGAGCTGGCCTGACCTTTACAGGTGCTGGACGCACCCCTGTTTTACACTGCCGGGAAATACCGTTATCGACGCAAAGGGAAATATCGTGGAGGTGAGAGAAGAATGAGCACGGATAATGCACTGGACGCCCTGACGGCGCGGATGCTGGAAGCCGTAAAGAACACCCGCGAAAGCGCGGACTCCGCTGCAGCCAGCGCCCAGCAGGCGCAGAAGATGGCGGAGGGAGAGATGCAGGGAACGTCGCTGACTGGCGCAGAGAAAAAGCTGCTGGTGCAGATATTGCAGCTGGCAGCGAACAAGAACAGCGAGATGCAGCCCGCGGTGGATGAGCTGAAAAAGCTCTGGAAGGAGAGCTCCTGATGATAGAACGCAATATCTCCCTCGCCTCGACGGGTTCGGCGCGGACATCGGGCTGTGACAACCAGCTGCGTCTGGGCTACAGCAGGAACCGGGGGATATACCGGCTGAACATCACCCAGACCGGCGAGTGGGAGGGAATGACCATCCGAGCGCTTTGGCACACAGAACGGGGAATGCTGTTTTCGTCGCTCGTGGAGGACGGAAAAATAGAAGTACCCGCCATCGTGACCTCTACACCCGGGTGCGGCAGGCTCGTCTTTGAGGGAAGCGACGGAACCCGCACCCTGACCAGCGCAGACATCAAGTACAGCGTGGCCATGAACAGCGGCACGATGGGGGACATCCCCGAACCGCCGGTGCCTGCATGGCAACAGCTGGTAGCCCTCGTGGAGCAGGCAAAGAACGAGGCGTGGCAGGCCGGAGAGGACGCCAGACAGAGCGCCGCAAAGGCCAATGAAGCATATGAAAACACCATCGGCGCAAAAGACTCGGCGGTAACGGAGATACGCAAAGCCGAGACGGATGCACTGAACAATGTGGAGGCATCAGCCGGCCCGGCGGCGTCTGCAGCTGCGGATGCTGCCGCAGCAGGCGCAAAGGAAAAAACCGAAAAGGCCATTCAGGAAGTAAAGGACAGCGCGGTAAAGGAAGTGAAAGATGCCGCAGCAGGGGCAGCCGCCCGCGCTGCCCAGTCGGCAACGGATGCGGCCAGTTCTGCCGCCGAGGCAAAGAAGACAGCTCAGGACATCCAGGGCTACTACGACGGCGTACAGGATCTCGTGACCGACACGCTGCGAGACTACACCGGCGGCTACTACCGCAGCTATGATTTGACCATCCCGGCGGCGGGCTGGAAAGAGATGGCCAAGTCCGTAGGACGGTACTGGTACAGCTGCGACGTGGCCATCGAGGGGTGCGACAGCTCTTACGTCCCGATGGGGACCCTGACGCTGGACACGGCCGGAGAGGTCGAAAAAGCAAACCTTGCGACTGTGCTTCAGACCGTGGAGGGCGGTGTGCGGTTCTACGCTGCCATCCCCCCGAAGGTGAACATCCGTGCCTTTGTAACGCTGTTTGCAAAGGGAACGGCATCGATGCAGCAGGCATCCGCTGAAGAAGTGCAGAGGATGCTTGACGAAATTTTTAATGAATAAAAGAAAGAGAGGGAAAAACACATGGCCAGTTATGATTTGACCCGTATCCCCGCGCTGCGCGACCTGCAGGAGCTGGGCCGCCGCCAGAAGAATGTGACGGACGGTCTCGGCCAGCGCGTATCTGCGCTGGAGACCAATGCTCCCACCAAGGTGGGCGACCTGACGAACGACAAGAAATATCAGACGGAGACGGAAGTTTCCGCCGCCATCAACAAAGCTGTCGCTGCGGCAGACCACCTGAAGCGCAAGATCGTCGCCTCGACCGGGGACATCGACCTGAAGGCGGCAGACGCTGCACAGTACATCTACATGGTCCCGAAGGGTACTGCTGGTACCTCCGACAAGTACGACGAGTACATGGTCATCGACGGCGTGCTGGAAAAGATGGGCGACTGGAAAGTGGATCTGAGCGGCTATGTCCAGAAGGAAGCCGGCAAGGGCCTCTCGACCAACGACTACACCAGCGCGGACAAGCAGAAAGTGACCAACATGGAAAAGACCATGGACGCCCGCATCACCGCCAGCATGGCGACCGACACCGAAGTGAACGCGATGCTGGATGAACTGTTTGGCTCTTAAAGGAGGACAAGATGGGGATAACGCTTGCTCATCTGAAGGAAGCCGTGGACCGGCTGCTGGACAGGATCGCGCTGGTGGCTCAGAAGGCATCCAAGAGCATCGAAGAGATGGAAAAGACAAAGGCAGATAAGGTGAACATCATGTCTTTGACCATCCCGGCCAGCGGCTGGTCGAGCGACAGCACTGCGGGATGTCCGTATTATCTGGACATCCCGGTGTCCGGCCTGACGGCAAACGACTGTGTGGCCGTAGTGGTAGCACCGACCTGTGCAAAGACCGCCCTGACGGCAGGGCTCACATCGACCGAAAGCTTTGCAGGAAAACTGCGGCTGCGAGCGCAGCAGACGCCGACAGCTGCCATCACGGCAGTTTATTACATTGTGAAATAGGAGGGATGGACCTATGGCATGGGGTCCCATATCGGTCGGCGGCAGTGTGAGCGGTTACACGCTGCCGACAGCAACGGCCAGCGTCCTTGGCGGCGTGAAGACCGGCAGCAACATCACGAACTCCGGCGGCACCATCAGCATCACCCAAGCCAACGTGACGGAGGCCCTGGGCTATACGCCGCCCACCGCCAACACCTGGCGCGGCATACAGGACAACCTGACCAGCACGGCCACCGACCAGAGTCTGAGCGCAAATCAGGGCAAGGTGCTGAAAGGCATCGTGGACGGCAAGGCGGCGTCCAGCCATACCCATGACGACCGGTACTACACCGAAAGCGAGATGAACATCAAGCTGAATGGGAAGGCGAACGCAAGCCATACCCACGATGACCGGTATTACACCGAAAGCGAGATGAACACCAAACTCAACGGCAAAGCCAACAGTTCCCACACCCACAACTACGCCGGTTCCGGCTCTGCGGGCGGCACGGCCAACTCGGTCAACGGCCTGACTTTTGCCGCCCAAACCACCGACCCGGGGGCGGGAAGCGCATTGACCACCAACAAGGTGCTCATCGTGTACGTGTAAGGAGGTGAAACTTCAAAATGGCAAAAGCAGTTTATGTGGGCGTTGGCAGCAAAGCCCGCAAGATGAAAAAAGCCTACATCGGCATCGGCGGTAAGGCCCGCAAGGTCAAGAAGATGTACATCGGTGTCGGAGGCAAGGCGAGGCTGTGCTACAGTGCAGAGCTGGAAAAGGTCGGGATGGCTACGGCGCTGAGCACTACACGGTATGATATGCGGGCCGCGACCGTCGGCAAATACGCTTTGTTTGCGGGTGGATATATCTCCAAGTCCTCTTTTAGCTACAGCGTCAGCAGTTCCGTGGATGCCTACAATACCTCCCTTACGAAGAGCACACCGACAGAGCTGAGCTGCAAACGGTGCGGTCATGCGGCGGCATCTGTCGGCGGCTATGCGCTGTTTGCTGGCGGTGCATCGTCATATAATCTATTGGGCTTTTATGAAAATCTCGTGAGCGCTGTGGATGCATACGATGCCTCTCTGACCCGCAGTGCCGCCCACATAATAGGCGCCACAGTCGCGATCGGAGGTGCAGCCGTCGGAAACTACGCGCTGTTCGCAGGTGGGACGGTCTACAGTCAAATAAATAAAGATAACGTGACGAGCGATGTGCTGGCGTACGATCCCTCACTCACCTTCACGACAGCACCTTTGTTGAGTGTTGCACGAGCGAATGTGAAAGGCGCAAGCGCAGGCAATTACGCACTGTTCGCTGGCGGAAGAGCCGGTAGTTTTTGTACGACAGTGGACGCCTACAATGCTTCGCTCACCCGCACCACCGCGACCGCTCTGAGCAGCACGAAAAACAACAGCGCCGCTGCAACTGTCGGGAACCACGCAATATTTGTGGGCAACACTGCCTCCGCAGACATCTACGATGCCTCCCTCACCAAAACGTCTGCCGCCATCCTGAGCACGGCGCGGACGGGTCTGGCTGCGACGACGGTCGGAGACTACGCCATCTTTTCAGGAGGTGGAGTGGCAGATTTCTGCGACGCATCTCTGACCCGGAGCAACATCGGCACCAGCATGACGGGCTATGACATGGGTGCTGCGACCATCGGGGACTACGCTTTGTTCGCAGGCGGGCATTCCGGTGAAAAGAGTGACACCGCTTACGATTCCGTCGAAGTCTACACCGCATAAAAGAAAAGGAGAAATCAAAATGGCACGATACAAAATTTACGACAACAAATCTGACGTCATCACCCCGGTGGGCGAGAAGCTTACCGCTGAGCAGTGGCTGGACCGTTACCAGTGGGGCCGCTACACCAAGATGATCGTGGGCGGCGGCATCATCAACGGCAGCGTCGCACTGGTCTTCGACGATGAGGTGGAGCGTTACCGCAAGGCGGGCTGCGATTTCAGCGCCTGCGTCACCGACGAGGACTATCTGGCCGCCATCGAGGCCTTTGAGGATAACCCTCCCACGGCAGACACCGGCGTCTCCGACCAGACCCGCATTGCGGACGCTCTGGAAGACATGGTGGCGCTGAGCCTGCCAGACGCAGAATGAGAAAGGAGAACGAAGTTATGAGCAACAAGGAAAGACTGACCGAGCGCTGGACGCAGGGCCGCATCTCTGAGGCGATGCTGCGGGTGTATGTCCGCAAGGGCATCATCACCAAGGCGGATTTCGAGGAGATCTGCGGGAAGAAGTATTGAGTGGAGGGATAAGGATGTCGATTCGTGAATATTCCATGACCCGCGACTCCACCCGGCAGCTCTCGCCCAGCTTCCGTGTCCGCGAGTTCGCCTGCAAGGGCAGCGACGTCGTCCTCATCGACGACGAGCTGGTGGTGCTGCTGCAGTGCATCCGGGAGCACTTCGGCAAACCGGTACATATCACCAGCGGCTACCGCACCGCCGAACACAATGCCGCCGTGGGCGGCAGCAAGTCGAGCCAGCACCTGCTGGGCCGGGCGGCAGACTTCTACGTCGAAGGTGTGCCGGTAGCGACAGTCGCCGCCTATGCCGAGACTCTGCTGCCCTCCCGGGGCGGCATCGGGCGGTACCCGAAGGATGCAAAGCATCCCAAGCGCATGACCGGCTGGGTGCATATCGATACTCGGGCGGGCAAGAGCCGGTGGACCATGTAAAGGAGTGAAGAAAATGAAGGATACCATTTGCACCTCGATCGGCATCATCGGCGGTGTCATTGCCTCGCTGTTCGGTGGCTGGGACACTGCCCTGCAGACGCTGGTCATCTTTATGGCCATCGACTACATCACCGGTCTGGTGGTGGCGGGCGTGTTCCACGCCAGCCCCAAGACCAAGACCGGTGCGCTGGAAAGCAAGGCTGGCTGGAAGGGCCTCATCCGCAAGGGCGAGACGCTGCTCATCGTGCTGGTGGCCTGCCAGCTTGATGCTGTCATCGGCGGCAGCTTCGTCCGCGACGCGGCGATCATCGGCTTTTCGGCCAACGAGGCCATCTCCATCGTCGAAAATGCCGGCCTGATGGGTCTGCCTATCCCCGCAGCCATCACCAAGGCCATCGACATCCTCAAACAGCGGGCCGAGACGCCCGAGAAAGGCAAGAACTGATATGAAAAAGAAGATCTCCGCCGGTACTCTGACCCGCACTGCTGTGCTGGGCCTCGCCCTGACAAATCAGCTGCTCAGCGCAGCGGGCAAGCCTTTGCTGCCCATCGACAATGCCCAGCTCGAACAGATGATTTCTGCCGGGTTTACCGTCGGCGCTGCGCTGGCCGCATGGTGGAAGAACAACAGCTTCACCCAGGCCGCACTGGCAGGCGATGAGGAGTATGAGAGGGCGAAGAAGAGGGTGATGAAGTAAGACGCCCAGCGGAGCAGACGTGCATATTTGAATAAAATTGGCGGATTGGGATTTTGAGCCGATTCCGCGGAGAAAAAGAGAGTGATTCGGGACATCAAAAAAATTGATATGCAAGTCAAATGCAAGTCAGACAATTTCTATTTTAGCGTATATATGATAGAAATTTTGATATATTGACGTCCTCGTAATGAGCAGGTCGTCCGTTCGAATCGGATCAGTAGCTCCAAAGTGAAATCCCCGAAAAGTGGCTTCGCGCCTGGCTTTTCGGGGATTTTTGTTTGGCTGGGACGCCGAGCGTTCTCAATCTCACTCACTCTCAAATAATTCGCGAGGTGTTATATCGAGGATGTCACAAAGTCCGAAGGCTATCTCTGCTTTGGGGAAGCTTACGCCGTTTTCATAATTGCTGACTGCACCCGTTGTAATGCCAAGCTTATCTGCAAGCTCCTGCTGCGTGAGCCCGGCACGCTTCCGGCCCTCACGGATGATAATGGAAGCGCGTGTGGGTTTGGACATATGTTTCACCTCGAACCAATCATAAAAAGAAAATACTCGAAATAAGAACTCATTATCAAATTTATACCATTTTTATAGTGAAATGACAAGAATCCTCTCAATATGTGTTGCGCGGGCCACAAAAATATCAAAATGCAATCGAAACAGCTGCCCCAGAGACGGCTTTGAAAAGGCTGATAGAGCAGGTTTCGAGTGTTCTGCCAAACCGCCATATGCGGTTGAAAAATTTTGTGCAATTTTCATAGTTTTCTTCGCGCTGTTTTGGTGGTACAA